CTTCTCCATCAGGACAAGTCCGGCGATGGAGAAGGAACGTTCCGCTAAGGCAGCGGCGTCATTGTCCGAAGCCAACAAGGTGCGTAAGCAGATCGAACAACGCGAATCGCCTGAAGTCTTAGAGGTCATCAAGGCATGTCGTGAGTCAAAGAACAAGCTGGAATACGACGCCTTCCGCAAACGCCGCGGTCGTGCCAGTCGGCAGGGATTGTCTGCCGCCGAGTTCGAGATGGCCGAGGTCCGTCGAGCACGCAGCATCGTGAGGGACCAGCGCAGGCTTGGCACCGCGACTACCGAGGCATCGACCAACAACGACCTTGGGCCGGCTGCACGGCGGATACTTGACGAGCGGTTCAACGGTGGCTCGTCAGCTCGCAACAGCTACCAACACCGGCTAGCAAACTCGCAGCAACGTGGTGAGACGCCAGCACAGTTCGAGCTGATCGAGATTGCACGAGCACGGCATCTCGCCAAAGGCAAGACGTGGCATGGCGCGATTGTCGCTGCGACACGCAAGGAGGTCACCGGCAAGACCGGCAACGAGAACAGCGGCCGGCACGGGAAAAAGCCTGAAGCTGAAGCGCCGAAGGTGAAACACGAGCTGGTGGTGCATCAACCAGACTTCGTGCTGAGCAACGGACACATGCGCGACGAACTGCATGCGGCCGACGAAATGTTTACTCGGGTGGGGAGTGCAACGGACACGCTATTCCCCGACCGAGTTCCGTCAGATCGGATCATCGAAGTCGCGGAATGGCAGGTGAACACGATCAGAATGTTGCAACGTTGAACGCGCTACGGGAGAGCAGTATCGCGACAGCGAGTCAACGGATCGTAGAACAAACCGATAAGCAGGCAGCAGACAGAATCAACGCGCAAGCATTGAGGCTGGCTGAGCTAGAGCGCCAGCGTGGGCTAGAGGCTGCGGCTGAAGCACTGAAAACCAAGACGACACCGGGAAGCGTGAAGTACGTCGACTGCCGGACGTTCGGACATTCATGGGTCAGCGTGGAAGCAAACTCCAATCCGACGATCGGCTGGTACATGGTCGCACGGTGCGAACGGTGCGGCACAGTGAGGAAAGATATTGTCAACAGGTTCGGCATTGTCGAGCGACGACGGTACGAGTATCCAGACAGCTACAAGGACACCGACCATTGGACCCGTAGCGATTGGCGGATGCAGTTCCTGCGCCGGTTGCAGTGATCGAGCAGCGAGCTAGAGGGTTACTTGTTCGGCGGGCACTCGGGGTGGTGCCCGCCGACAAGTTGCACATCGAGCATGACGATCCGCACGAGCTGATGGTTGCGGTGGCGGCGCGGGTCGCTGAAGCCGAGCAAGCCAAGCGCCGGCACCGGGAGCTGATCGCAGCATTGGAGCGGGGACTGCGGTTGTATCAGCAAGAAGCACCGAAGCTGACCAAGAGCCAGCGTCGCACGATGCGCAAACGGTTGGGGCTGGTCGGCAAGGTGCCAGTGGGTCGACCGCCACAGTTGCGCCACGGCACGCCAGGAATGCTCAAGCGGGGCTGCACGTGTGCCGAGTGCAAGCAGGGACGCACACAGCGCCAGCGTGAGTACAGAGCCCGCCTGAGGGCATCATGAGCCAGTTGTTCTACGACCGAGCCGGGTTACCGATCGAGATGATGGAATGGTCTGCGTTGATGTCAATGGACGAGTACCGCGTTGTTGCCCAAGACCAGTTCGATGACATTGGCGTGTCGACGGTATGGCTTGGGCTGTGCGGGCCGTGGTGGGGGGTGCCGTTGATCTTCGAGACGATGATCTTTGGTGGCGCATTCGCTCAGCACCAGTGGAGGTATGCGACAGAGCAACAAGCAATAGCCGGCCACCAGTACGCGTGCGGGCTGGTAGCCGGCGAGCTGCGTATGCAGACGGAGCTAGCGAATGTGGGGGAGAATGAAGATGATCAGCGCGATGGCTGCGAGCACGAGCACAACAGTCCAGACGCCACCTGACCATTGGCCGATGTCGCGGTCACGGTTGTAGTTGCGATTGCGAGGCTTGCGGGTGGGGGTCATTTTGGTGAGGGCTCCGGTTCTTCGTGGGCGGTTGTGTCGTCGGTCTTGCATGGGCCGTATTCGCTGACTTCGGTGTCGCCGGTGACGTGCACGTTGGCCCCGTTGTCGTAGGTCCGCATCATGTCGAAGGTCGACGGCGGCTTGGTGACTGGCTGCATGGTTAGCTCCTTGTTGCTTGTCGCTTGCCAGGCGCTTGTGAGGCTTGCTGAGACATCTGTTCCATGACACGTTTGGCGACGATCGAATAGTTCGGCCACTGCTTTGCTTTCAACAGCTCGTACACGTCAATCGCTCCCAGCGCGAATAGCTGCTGCGCGTCGGCGGCACGAGCTTGTTTCGATGTGGGTAGCTGAGAGCCGGCGTCGGCAAGCAAGGTGAATCGCAGCGGGATGCGTTCCTCTTTGTTGTCGGCATCACGGGTGTAGAAGTGGCGGGCGCGCATGGCCATGTGGAACTTCTGTCCATCTGCGCCCTGTATCGACATCTGCCGGGGCTCTGTGTAGAACTCGGCCACGTTCGCGCACATCTTGGAACAGACCCCGCGCAGTGCCGCTTCGAGCTGACGCAATGAAGCACGTACGCGGACAAACGCTGCATCCTGAACTTGGTCGAGCACGCCCGTCGAATTGCGTCCAGATGGAGCAAAGCCACGGACCATCGCAGACAGTCCGCTGATCGATTCGATTTCCCCCTTGAAAAACTGGATCAGGTCCGTCGACATCGTTGGGTGCATTTGTGGGGGATTCAGCCATGAGATTTCCGTCTGCTCTGCCTCGATGCGCTGACCGGGACGGTTGGTGATCTTCTTGCCACGTGAGCGCGATCGCGGCGATTCTTGGAGCACAGGGTTTCCCATCAGCGCGATGTTCTGCATGATGGACGAGAGCAGCCGTCCGATGGATTCTTGCGGGGAGTCGAGCAGCGCCACGATCGACGGGCCGTAGAACTCGCCAGTGTCGGTGAGCACCATCCGGTCGTAGGGGTGCGTGCCATAGGCGTTGACTTCGCCGGCCTCGCAGTCGAGCAGCACGTTGCGCCCGCACGTCACGATGCAGCGCCACACGTCGCGGACCTTGGAGACTGACGGGTCGTCGGTCTTGGTGATCTGGTGGTGACGGACCCAGCATTCGAGCACGGTGACTGTCATGTCGTCAGCGATGCCACGGTCACGCGGGTTGTCGGTGATCCCGTAGCGGGTCTGCGTTGCCGATGGCAGGTTGCCGAGACGCACACGGGCCATCGACTGACTGACTGTCTCATCGAGAATGTGCGGCTGCTCGTCCACGTCCTCAGTTGCGCCGGCACCGATCTTGCCGCGTGCGCCGGGGTAGCTGCGGTCCACGTCGCTGATCGTCATTTGCTTGGCCTCGATGATGTACGTGAGGTCTTGCATGCTGGTTGCGAACGGGTCGGGGTAGATGTTGAACGGCGTCACGCGACGGAACGCGGTGTCACCGATCCCATCGGCAAGCCACGGTTCCCATGTCGTCTTGAGGTAGCCGATGCCATACGTGAACGCATCCCACAGCACCATCGAGATTTCCAGGTCGAGCGAATTGCCCATGAACGTCGCGTTGAGCACAGCGTTCATGTCTTGTGACAGGGACTGGTAGAAGTCTGCGTACTCGCTGAACGGTTGCGGTGCTGCGGTCGTCTCGATCGTCGGGCGCTGGTCGGTCATCCACGCCACCGAGCTGAAGATCACCGGGAACACTTGGCTGATTTCCGGTGCCGGCATCCACGCCTCTGCACGGGGAGCCCACGTCTTGTTGTGCAAGGTGCGGTAGTTGTTTTTCCACTGTGCGATCAGCGGCCGGCGCAAGCTGCGTGCACGCATGAACAGGTGCTGCACATACGCGGCGGTCTGATCTTCGGTCTGACCTGTGCTCGTGCCGGCTGCGACGTTGGCAGGACCGGGGGCCATCTCATCGAGCACGGTGGCAGTGGGCATGCTGGAAGCGTACAGCATGTGTCTACCCAGCGTGCGCTATGACGACGGTGGCCCCCGCACTGCCGCGGGCCCATCAGGGACGGGAGACGGGACAGCAGCACGGGGGCCACGATCAGCAAGTTGCCTAGGAATGGGACACAAACGTCGGCAAGCGTTGACAGTAACGATGCGTCAACGGTCTGTCAAGGGGCTTCGGCGGCGAGGTCGGCCCAGTCCTTTGGTTTGTAGTTCACTTCGATTCCTGTGCGCTCGCTGTACGCCTCACCGTTGCGCTTGAGGTCGTCGGTGAACTGTCGCATTGATGACACGTGTGTCTGCGTTGTCTGGTTGAAGTGTTCCGGCATCGTGTCTTTGATGCTGACCTGCCATTTGCGTTGCAACAACCCGATGAGACATTCGGGGCACAGATCGAGATGATCGGCACGGCGGGTACTGTCAACACGCAGACGACACTTGGTGCACTGGTACGCGTAGATCATCGGTCGATGTCCTCTCGTTTGCCCCACGCCATCCACGGAGGGTCGGCCTCGTCGCCGGGGTCGTCGGGTGGCAGCACGTCCGGTACTGCATCGGGTACGGGTCCACTGCCAGCGAGTGCCGGCCCGCTGGCAGTGGAGGGGTCGACCGGCTTGCGAGCGATGTTGGCCGGCATCGTGTGCGGGGCTCGTGTCTCGAAGGCCAGCGGCGGCGGTTCGATACTGTCGACGGTGATCGCGATGGCCAGCGCCATCACACCGTCGTCGTACAAACTGCCATCAGAGTTTGTGTAGCCGTGACCATCTTCGGTCGTCACGTAGTCGCGCAATTCCATTAAGGTCACTTCGTCATGGATGATCAAACCGTGGACACTGCCGGCAACACCAGCGAGGGGATCGGTGATCGCCTTCAGCAGGTGACTGATAGCAAGATGTTTGGTCTTACCATTTGTGCTCCAACCGAATGTGTTTTGCACGTGGCCGGGCATCTGAGCGACGTTCTCCATCCGGTAGACGTTGCGGTAGCCGTCGCCCACGATGCACCCGACAGTCGCAAAGCCTGGTCCCTCCCGTTCCGGTGCGAGCATGGCGTCGTGGTAGTACGTGCCGATGAGCTGCATGTGCTTGCCGAAGTTGATCGGGTCGATCTTGTTGCGGTAAACGGCCACCTGCTCGTTTGTGCGCCGGGACAGCACTTGGACACAAGCATTGTCCCCCGCCGTCGTGTGTGTCGGATCGCCCCCTGCGAGATACATACCCCAATTACGATCCGTCGATGGGTACGCGAACACCGTGAGCCATCCACGTTCGTGTGGCATGAACTCGACCTTGTTACCTATGCGACTCAGGATTCCGCGCTGCCCCCGACGTGGCTCGTAATGGTTCAGTAGGGCTTGCAAGGGGAACACGTTGCGCCCGGTCGAGATGAACGCTTCGTGCGGTGTGCTAGGCATTTCCTGATGGAACTTTTCAACATCTCCCTGGCATTTATTGGCGATGTACCAGCGACGCCACAGCAACCGTTCCGTGTCAACGCCGAAGTCTCGGACGAGACGAACCTCCTCGTCATCAAGAGCAGAGACGGCGGCATATTTATTGCGCACATCTGCGGGTATGAAGGCGGACGTGTATTCGGGATCATCCCACCAGGGGTAGAACTTGAAGGTGAAGTCACTGTCACCGCGCATGGCACGCATGCATTCGCGGTGAAAGAAATTGCCGACGCCGTTGGCGGTCGACTCGTAGAACATGACGGTCAAACCGAACGTGGGGATGACGGAGCTGAGCCCGGTCATCATCTTCTCAGGATCGTCGTAGAAGCCAACCTCAGACAGGTGTAGCCCGTGGATCGTTTTCGATCGGCCAGTGTTTTCGTTCGCAGCAGTAGCGACCTTGATGTCACTGCCATGTTCCCAGCCGAGATGGTTCTTGCCGTTGTACCGATCAACAAAAAAATCAGCAAACGGGTAGGTTTTCCAATAGCGGGTAGCCATTTCAAGGATGCCTTCGCTGCTGTCCTTCTCGTGCGAAACGATCAGGCATTTGAAATCATCGAGCATCATCGAGAGGACGAACAAGATCGCCTCGATGACAGTGGAGACGCCGATCTGACGCGCCTTCAATACGCAGATGCGAACCTGCCCGCGGGATTCGAGCTGCGACTGACACTCGGCAATGAAGTCACGTTGAGCATCTTTCAACGTGTCACCGAAACGGACGATGGCGCGGTCCTTCGAGAGCACGAATAGTTCGCTGACTGCTGCCTCCAACCAAAGGGGGCTCCGCCCCCCTTGACCCCCTGGTTGACCGTTGCTGACAGGTGGGGTGCTAGCCGGCTGCGGTGTTGATCGGCGGCGTTGGGCAGACTTCGCTGGGAGTTTGGCGAGTTTCGAGCTGACAGTTACCGCCATGTCAGACGCCACCAGCGACGAACCGATGGCGTCTGACAGCCAGCGGAGTTTGCCGCACGCCGGCATAAGTGTCACCGGCCAGTCGGCGGGTGGGGCCAGCCGGCCGGCGACAAGTACGCATACTAGCTACTGTCATGCCACTGTCGCTACGATGTCGGGCACATTGACACGTATGTGTTCACGGAACCCCGCACGCATGCGTGTATAGGCATCACGCATCTGTTGATCCTTGGACGTTTCCTCTTCAGCACGGCGGGCACGCATCATGTCGGGGAGTGCGGTGCGCATCAGCATGAACCGCTGCGCCTCGGTGCCGTACTTGATGAACCATTCGTAATCGTTGATCAGCCGAGACATGACAGATTCGAGACGAGCGCGATACACGGGGTCGGCCATCATCGCCGCATACGCCTCGGGGGTGGCGCGTGCGGGGGTGAGAGCTGAGACGGCCATCAGCGGTGCCCGTCGAGCAGCACACCGTTGGGCACCAGCTTGTACCAGAACAGGCCACCACCACTGTTCAGCTTGCGGACGGTATGCCCACCGAATCGTGGCTTGCGCATGTGACGGAGCTGTGCCGAGATGGAGGCAGGCGGGTCGCCCGTCAACTTCTCGATCTGTGCGAGGGTGCGCCATTTGCCGTCGAGCATCACATTCCAGATGCGTTGCAGTTGGCTGTTGAGGCGGGCGTTGTCAGCAGCCGGCACATAGTCGCTGCCATCGAAAATCCATGCAGCGGTCATGCGCGCATCCGATCCCAGCCGGCCCGACCGTAGATGTATTCGCAGCAGTCAGCGCACACCAGCTCGCCGCCCGACACGACACCTTCGTCGGCGTCGCGCATCGAGCGATTGCACCAGCAGCAGAACAGCGTCGGCTCGTGGTAGTTGTCAGCTTTGTTGTACCACGTCATGCTGCCGGCTCCGGTTCCTCATCCATGAACGGGTGGCGTGGCACGTAGTAGGCACGCAGCATCACGAACCCACGAGCGCACGAATCCATTGCGTCCATCAGCTCGTGCTGATAGCCGGCAGGGATCGTCATGTTGCAGATCAGGTTGCGTGCCGGCGTCTTGCGAATGTCGTTGATCACCGCGACGACATCGGCCACGTGCACAGCGTCGGCCTCGATGTCGGCAAAGGTCCGCTTCTCGACACGGGACATGAACAGCGTCATTCCGCTGCTGCCTGATTGCGTCGGCTTGATGCCGGTGTTCGCTTCCTGATCAGCGGTGCGCTTTCGGGCCCGCGCTTTGGATTCTGCTTGGGGTGCTCGCCGGGTCGCCATCAGTAGCGTTCCTTGTCGACCAGCAAACCGGGTATGCCCAGCGGCGCATTCACATCGTCACCGAGCAAACCTGTCGGGTCACGCAGCACCGGCCAATCAGGAATGGTGTCGTCTGTTGGGTCGCTGTAGTCGAGCGTCATGTCACGTTCGAGCACGGGCATCTCACGCACGCTTGGCAACTGCTCGTTCTTGTACAGCGAGCTGTTGCTCACTGCCTCGGGGTACGTGATCGACGCAATCGCCTTGGCCGTCGCATCAGCCACGGTGCTCACAGCAAGCTGGAACGATTCTCGTTGCGCAGCGAGCAGGTCGGCGCTGTTCGGTTGGTTCCTGCCGGCGATGAGCTGACTGAGCAGGACCGCGGCAACAACGATGGCGATTACTGGGATGGCATCGTTCATAAGTTGACAGCATAGGGCTGTAACTTTACATGTCAATAGTCAGTCAGTATCGTTGATGCATTGTCGATCGGCTGTTCTCGGAC